GTTGGATAACAAGTATGACGAGAGAGCCTACAAAACATTAAAAGATTTATCTGATGGTATAAGCGACAGAACAAGAAAGATATTTGGTTCAGGGGAGTATGATGAACTTGCAAGGGTTCGTATTCTTTTATACGAGAGTGCGGAGAAGGACAGGCAGAGACTCAACCCCGAAGCCATTGTTAAGATGATAGACCGTGATGGTGATGTTCCGAGGGACTGGAACCGTTACGGAATCAAGTATCAGGTTGAACCCATGAAAGTGATTATAGATGAGCATACACAGGGGTAGGCCACAGGAATGTAAATATGTTTATAAGAGGGCAGACGAGTATTTTGTTGTCAACTCTAACGATCCTGACTTACGCGAGATAAAGATTTCATTGCCCAAGCCCCCTCCTAATTTCCTTATTGATGGATACAACCTCCCACCTGAAGAGCAATACTTCCGAAGATTAGAGATTCCTGACAAGTTAAAAGAGATAGAGAGAAAGGCAAGGGGGTTAATGAAAGCCCGCCAAAAGACTAATAAGAACTTTGTTATAACAGGAGACAAGTTAATCAATGCTTTTTGGGATGAGTTCGAGGCACAACGAAAGCATGGTTACGATGAGGTGGTTGAGTTTGTGAAAGAGGTTGCCTGGTGCAGGATTCATGGTTATTGGTTCTTCAATGACGGCACGCCTACTTACATCACAGGAGACTACTTTGACTATCTGAACTTCTGGACCTTCATGGATGAGAAGTCCAAGGATGGCGGTTATCCTGAGTACAGGGATGCGGACAGAAGAAGGTATTTGTTTAGAGAATACGCAAAGAACACCACAGAGAAAGTTGTTGAGGACGACAAAGGCAACCTTACTGTGGTAGACATGGGTGTTCGTATCTGTTACGGCACCGCAGAGCCAAAGGGCAGGAGGTACGGTATCACAGGACAGGCCATCCATCATGGCATGAAGACCGTCATGAGTGGTTTTGGCCGGTACTTCACGATTGTCTCTATGGAAGGAGAGAACGCAGAGAAGCACTATAAGAAGAAGTTGGTTCCTGCTTTTCAGGCATATCCCTTGTGGCTCACTCCTATCTATTCAGGATCAACGGGCAAGAGCGTTGTATTTGATGTGGGGAATAATGTTGGAGGTATTGATACGCTTATGTCTGTTATGGATTACACCGACTCAGCGGGGGAGAGAAAGAACGATGGTGATAAGATGCATTATCTTCTTAGTGACGAGGAGGGCAAGTCCAAAGATATTAGTATTGGTGAGAGGTGGAACGTAAATAAACAAGCCATGTCTCTTGGTGGAGGGTCGAACATCATAGGGTTCTCTATGCACCCAACTACGGTAGAAGAGATGGATGTGGGTGGTATGGAGTACATGAAGCTCTGTAACCAAAGCAAGTTCTACGAGAGGGGAGATAACGGACAGACTATCTCAGGGCTGTTTGAACTATTCGTTCCTGCATGGGATGGGCTTGAGGGATTCATAGATAGGTTCGGAATGAGCGTGGTTGAGAAGCCCACTGACAGGCAAAGAGAGTTACGACCCGATGCATTGTTTGCAAGGTATAATGAGGGTGCCCGCCATAATCTACAAAAGCAGTTAGATGAGCTTATCGCTAAAGGAACACCAGAGGCTATGGAGACTTATCGTAGCCGAAGAAGGAAGTATCCTATGCAATATGCTGACTGTTGGTTGGGGTCAAGCGGCGATGTAGGGTTTGACATGGAGATTATCGACAGGCGCATTGCAGGGTTAAGGCGTAACAGTAAAGTAAGAAACGGGTGGCTGAAGTGGAAGAACGGGTTTGGAAGTGATGTAATCTTTGAAGATGATGTGGAGGGGCCGTTTGAGCTGTCTATGATTCTGAGACCAGAAGAGACAAGCCTTGTTATGCAGGAGGATGCTGCTGATTACCTGACAGGAGAATGGAGAAAGCAATACAGACCAAGGCACCCCTATCGGTTTACCGCAAGTGCTGACCCCTTCGAATACAGCACCAGCCAACAAGCTAAACAAAGGGAGAGTCATTCAAGACAGTCTGATGGTGGCATAGCTGTTCTGTGGGAAAAGGATGAGCGTGTTGATGGGGACAGGGAGGACATGAGGGAATGGGACTCACATCGGTTTGTTATGTCTTATCGGTACAGGCCCACAAGCCTCGAAGCGTATTGTGAAGACGTGCTGAAAACCTGTATCTATTTTGGTGCTATGCTATACGTAGAGAGGAATAAGACAGGGGTCTGGCAATACTTTGTTGACAAGGGGTACGGTGGTTATCTGATGTATGAGATTGACAGGGCCACGGGAAAGACGGCAGAGAAACCAGGATTCGCTACTTATGAGAGAGTGAAGAATGATCTGTTCTCCTCAACCAAGGACTACATTAGATTCAGGGGGCATAGGGAGGAACACGCAAGCTATTTGCAAGAGTGTAAAAATATCAAGGGCATGGAGCAGATGAACAAGTTTGACAGGTTTGTGGCTCATGCAGGGTGCCTGCTTGGGAGTCGGCAGAACTTCTATAACCTACAAAGGGAAATGAAAGCAGCACCCGATGCGGGTCAGTTGTCGGCTATTGTGAATTTCTTCAATAATCTGTAAGTCGCGCATATTTCTTATCTTTGTACCAAATGAACATCTATGGCTGAGTATAAAAGTTACAACAGTGATTATAAGAAGGACCACCTTGGCTTTCCGAGCGTAAAAACACCAGAGATAGAGAAAGACGCAGACTACCACATGCGTTGGGCAAAAGGAATTTATTCCCAATGGTATAATGGCAAGACGGCTATTCCCAACTCGTTTCAGAACGACTTTGATTTGTTAAGGCAATACGGGAGTGGGGCACAGCCTATTGAGATTTATCTGAAGAATGAGAAGCGTACCCACGGAAGCTCTAACGGCATAGATTCTACTGATGGAAACTCCATGAAGTGGGATAGGGACGGGAAGAATAATCTTGACATGCAGATTATCTCTATTGCCCCAAGGGTTAAGTCTATGATTAAAGCCTACCTTAGCAATGTTAAGGAGGACATTATCATTGATGCTGTTGACCCACGCTCAGGAGCAGAGCAGGAGGATAAGAAGTGGAGGATGTTCATGTATGCTCAGAACAAAGACTTCATTGACACTTACATGCAAAACGCTGGCATAGCCCCTGATCAGGAGGAGTTCTTGCCAGAGACCATAGACGAGTTAGAGATGTACGATCAGGCAGGAGGGTTTAAGTTAGCCCACGCCTCTGATATGGAAAGGTTGGTTAAATACTCACTAGAGATTAGTGGTTATGAGGATGAGTTAGAGGATGAGATATATGATGACCTGATGGACTTGGGTATTGCGTGTACCAAAAAGAAGTTAGACCCCGAAGATTTAAAGTTCAAAGATGATTATGTTGACCCCAAGTATTTAGTAGTTGAACACTCGCTTCATAATGATTTCAGGGATATTGGGTTTGTGGGGCATACTCAGTTCTACCCCATCTCTCAACTAAGAAAATTCTTACCTGACTTGGCGGAGAAAGACTTTGCTGACATAGCCTATGCTTACAAATCACGTATGGGAAATCCTGGTGATTGGAAAAAGTATAATGTAATTACAGATGCAGGGTCGTGGGGTTATGACAACTTCCTTGTGGCCGTGTTTGAATCTGAGTGGCTAGATGAGGAAATCGAGGAGGCTTTCTTCTATGACAACAAGAACGGCAAGACCGGTATGCTTCCTGTTAATGAAGAAACTAAAGCGGGTAAACGCAAAGAACGTTACGTTAAGAGCTGTTTAAGCAAGAGGCGTGAGGCTTGTTGGGTGATTGGCACAGACCATGTCTTTGAGTGGGGAGAGGTGAACATGCAGGACAGACCGGCCCATAATAAAACCATTTCCAATTATAATATCAGGGCGTTATCCGATGCTCCTATTATCGCACAACTAAGACCAGTGCTTGATGATATGCAGATTAGCTGGTTCAGGTTTCAGGATGCAAGAGCCAATGCTGCCAAGAGCGGATATGCTGTCAACGTATCTAAACTAAAAGCTATCTCTGATGGAAAGACATCTTATGATATAGCAGGGGTATTGAAGTTATGGAAAGAGAGAGGACTTCTTTTATATCAGGAGTCTATTACAGGACAGTATGAGGGAGGAAAGACACTTCCTGTTGACAGGCTTCCCGATACCATTCTGGATGAGTTGCAGGAGTTTGTAGGCACATGGGATCATGCGCTAAAGAGAATGGAAGATTTAACTGGTATTAATGCTCTTATCTTAGGGGCGGCCCCCGATCCCAATGCACCGGTTACTACTCAGAAGTTATCGGTAGCCTCTTCAGCTAACGCTATTAAACCATTAGGTGTTGCTATTAACGGCATAAAGAGATCAAGTGCTGAGTCCTTCATGAGACGATTTGTTTTAGCCTGTAAGGCGAGAAGGGATATTGTAGAATCTTACGAGGGAGTTATCGGCAGGAATGCTATTGACAGATTGGTGAGTGCGGGACGGTCTGCGGTAGACTATGGAATGTTCTTCCACCCAAGACCAACAGAAACCGAAAAGGCCGATTTGATGGAGTCTGTACACCTGTCTATGCAGAACCGCAGAGAGGGCAGGCCGGGCGTTGATCTTCAGACAAAGATGTTTATTGCTGAACAGTTATACGCAGGAGTTAATCTTAAATGGCTCAGGTTCTATGTTGGTTATAAGGAGAAGCAAATATTCAAGCAGGATGAGGAGTCTAAACTGAAGATGATTCAGGCTCAGGGACAGCAGAACCAGCAGATGCAGAACGCCAAATCACAAGCTGACGCACAGAACAAGCAAATGGAGTTACAGGGAGAAGCATTGATTAATGATAAGAAGTCTCAGGGAGAGGTTGTCAGAGAACTTGTCAAAAAGGATGATGACGTGTCAAAACAGGTTGCAAGACGCATGGGGTTAATCTCAGCGCAAAGCAGCCCGTTAAACACCCCTCAGCCCTCCGTATAGCGCATGAAATTAAAAAGTAATACTATGAGTCCACTCAGCACCTAAAGTGGCTAAAACGTGCTTAAAAACACATAATAATATTTTTTACTATCTTTGTAGCGGAAAAACAAAACAGACAACATGGAAACAAACAACGTTCAGACACAAGATGGGCATGGTTCATATGAAGAGATGCAGGCGGCTTTAGGGATAAAGCAACCAGAGGTTCAAAAGGAGGTTCCAAAAGAGGAGCCGGCAGAACCAGCGGAGCCGGTACAGGAAGAGGAGGTGAAGCCCGAGGAGGGACAGGAGCCACAAGAGCCCACAACAGAAGGGGGAGAGGCACAAACAGAACCCCCGCAAGAAACGGTCTTTGAAATTAATGATTTTAACCAACGGTTTTCCACAGAGTTTAGTGATGAGGATCAAATCAAAGAGGCTTTAGGCTCAACCAAGAGACTGAGTGAGCTTGAAGAGCAGATTAAAGAGCTCGAATCACTAAAAGAGGAGAATTTACTTTTGAAGGAGAATCTTAACCCCATGAAGTATTTTACTTCTGAGGATGCGTTTAAGATTGAGCAATTCAGAAAGCAGTTCCCCGATAAAGCAGGAGACGTGGCATACAAGTTATTCACATCAGATGTGAGCGGCATGAGCGATAAAGACGTTCTTGCATATAACATGATGCTTGACGATCCTGAGCTTGATCACTCCACTGCCTTAGAGGTGGTAGAGAGGGACTACAACATTGAAGATGGCGAAGAGATGGACAAGGTTACAGCAGCTAAGATACGCAAGGATGCGAGGATAGCGAGAGGTGGCATTGAAAAGATCAAGTCAGAGATCAATCTTCCAGACCAGGTTAGCACAGATGCATTAACTGCTCAGCAGAGGGAGTTGCGGGCAGCCAGGCAGGAAAAGCTAAAAGAGGGATGGAGCAGCGTGGCCAAAGAGATTTCCAAGAATCTTCCTGATCTGGTGATCACAGACAAGGTAGACGGAAAGGATCAAGAGGTGTTCAAGTATTCAATATCGAAAGACTTTCCCTCAGAGATGGTAGACAAGATGGTTGACGTTATGGTACAAAGCGGTACTGAAATTGATAAGAACGCTGCTGCTACCATGATGGAGGTTGCCAAACAGACTTATGTTTCCAACAACTTCGACAAGATTGCCAAGGCGATACGTGAGGATGCGTTTGCCAAGGCAGAGGAGGTGAGGTTAAAGAAACAGCATAATCCCGGCACACCTAAATCACAGGGAGAACCCGTGAAAGACAAGAGTAAAGACGGACAACAAGAGTTGCTGGCTAATCTTGGGGGGTTCCAACCCACACGAATGTTTAAATAACTTATTAAAAAAATAAACTATTATGGCTTACACACCTGCTACGAGTAACACAGTAACCGCACCCGTCAATTCGACGTATGCATCGCTGTACTCTGCTCAATTCGAGCCGGACGTAATGCGTCAGATTTTCAAGACGTATGGTAAATCGTTTGGCGTTATAGACTTCCTGCGCATGGCAGGGAAAGAAATCTCCCTGAAAAGGGACTCTCTCACTTCATTTGCGCTTAATGCGCTGAATCGTCCTGTTAAGGTTAAGAGTACCGTTACTGGTATGAGTTCAACAGGGTTTGATTTTTACATTGATCCTGATGACTACGACACCAATGATGACACCTTCCTGCGGGTAGGAGACACCATTATGGTTCCTGGTTTTTACTTCGGTAAGGAGTATGACATTCTGTGTAATGTCGATGTTGTTGGTGCGGATGACACCACGCTGACACAAACCACTCCTTTTGAAACAGGACTGACTCAAACAGAAGATTTTCCTGCTGATGGATCCTTGCAAATAGGACCAACGTCTCATGCAAGAGGAACAGATCAGCCTGCTGCAAGAAGCCGTGGTATGACATCGAACACCTTCTATACTCAAATCAGTAAAGAAACTACTGACTTTGATGGGGGTCTTCAGGCACAACAGTTGTATGCTACTCCTTCAGGAGGACTGTGGGGAATGGCTCTTGCTGATGCTGAGTTCTCACTTGACTACCAACAGTCAGTGGCTCTGTGGCAAGGTACCACTAACACCAACTCTGTCAATGAGACTGACGCACGCTCTGGCACCTCTTCAAGAAAAGGAACACGGGGTATGTGGTTGCATGCAGATGCTGATGGACAAGATCACGAATACATTGACAGCTTCACAGTGAAAGACCTTGATGCTATTGATGACCTGTTAAAGGCTCGTGGTGTAATGGCTACTTCTGCCGGCGTACTTGTTGGACACAAGCTGTTCAAGCAAATGCAGGACGCTGCGCACGATTATATTCAGCAGTATTCAGGAGGTTCCGACCTGTTAAGCGAGAACATGACCAAGTTGGGTTTCACCCCGACCACATGGAATCGGACAGGTATTGATTACCGAATGGTTAACCTTAGCCAACTGAGCGACCACAACACCTTTGGTGCAAACCAAAAAGAGTTCTGGACATATGCTGGTTTGGTTATCCCTGATGAGCAAGTGACTATTCAGGATTCTTATGCAGGCATCTACAACTCTAACGGACAAGAGGGAGGTAAAGTAAGTCTTCCTAACGTTGCGATTGGATACCTGAGAAACCAAGGAGAAGACAGAACCCGAATCGTTCAGCCGGTGGCTGGTGTAAACGGCATGGGAATGGCTGCTTCTAACACCTATGACAGGTTCCAGATGGCTTATCTTTCTGAGTACGCTCTTGTAGCTAACGAAGTAGAAAAGTGGGTACGTCTGATGAAAGACGGTACTACCTAGATAATAATTGTGGGAGGCTTAATTGTCCTCCCACTTTTTCTTTAAAAACAACAACAACAACTTAAAAGGACACAACATGATTTACGTAAACGGAAAGATGGTTGACTTCAAAAACAGGAAGTCAGACTATGAGTTCGCGGACATCGTCTCGGACTATCACTCAACAATCAATGATCTTCAGAATAAGCACAAAGGATCGGTAAGGTTTGTTACCCGCAGACCCCTTCGTGTTGACCCTATCACCAAATCTGTTCGTCCCACCAAAGCATATTCATGGCCAAACAAACTCAAAAGGATTACTCCTAATGGAGTAGAAGAGTGGGTATATTCACGATCAGTGGCCACCGTGAAAGATGGAGTGGTTAATTCCAATGACCCATACTTTCAGGTTACAAGGGGGGAAGTTACCTTTCGGACAGATGAAGACCCCGACTTTATTTATTTCTTACTACACCACAGGGCAATAAAGAGTGGCAGGTTGCGTATTGACGATCCAGAGGCCGATCAGCGCCAACGTGCCGATGCTATGAGACTGGAGTCCAGGTTTAAGGATATGATTTATTCTGAGAACTCCCCGCTGTATGATGATCTGGACAAGTTGAAGGTCATTGCCCGTAAGTGGGGTGTGGGTGGAGTAGATGATAAGTCTGAGCCCGCTCTTCGCAATGCGCTGTTTGATGCGGTACAGAACGGAGAGAACAAGAAGAAGAAGGGACAATCAGCCCACGGCATTGATGAGTTTCTTAACGACTTCAACATGGGAGAGGGAGTGAAGGTTGGTGCTGCTATTCAGCAGGCTATCGACAAAGAAATCCTTTCCTTTAACAGGCAGACCAACGAATGGATGCTTATTGTGGACAAAGACCAAATGCCACTATCACTGATGATGGTACAACCCACCGATGTCTCCAAAGCACGTGTCAAGCTCTCAGAGTACCTGATTAGAAACAAGCATGACTTTGCGGTGTTGGAGAAGGTATTAAAGGGAGATGCGGTTATTAAGTACGGACAGGTCATGGACAAACATAACACCACCATACCACGCACGGTAGAGCTGGAGAGCCTTGAGAACGCCACGTATAATGACATGAAGAAAACAGCCAGTGAGCTCAAGATGGGGAAAGACGCAATTGGAAAAAGTAAAGAAGAACTACGGGAGATGCTGAGGGAGAAGCTCTCAGAGATCGCTCAGACAGCATAGTTGTTTCCGGTTGGTTGTTTTTCTGCCGAGCCCGCAAGATTCGTCCTGCGGGCTTTTTTGATAGAGTAAATCCTCTATAATTCTCATTTATCGGTTAAATCCTCGATAATCCCCCATTAGAGTAATATTTCGTATCTTTGTAACCAAAGAAAGATAATTATGAATAACGGTAGAATATGGGACATTGTTCATACGATATTAAAGAAGGAGTCACGTGGCAACATTCTAAAGCCCGCAAGGTTTAGCCATCTTCTTGAGCAGTGCAACCTAGAATACTATAATCAGCAGTATGAGAAGTGGGCAGGCTCACAGCTTATCCTTGATAGTCTACAGCCGTTTATTGTATTAGATGAAACTGTAACATTCACAACAGGCAGCGCTAATGTATCTGGACTTGCAGAGGACTATAAGCACCTTATTGCAGCCCGTCACGCCACAAGCGATGCTAAGGTTGATGTTGTCAGCCCTAATGAGTGGAATGAATGGATAGGGGATGCGGTGATGAAGGGCACTACTAGTTATCCACTAATGACAGCCAACGCTACCGCACTAAAAGTTTACCCAACCGACATTACCTCTCTAACTGTATCGTATCTACGCAAGCCCACAACCCCCATATTCGACTATTACTATGATGCTCAATATACGGTTCAGTATTTGACGGAGGGACAGCCCGCATACGAGTTACAAACAGGAGAGGTTGGCAGCGGAGGACAAACCACAGGTACGGTAAACAGCGCAAGCAAAGACTTAGAGTGGAATGATTTTGATATTGTGAATATTATTTCACTTATTCTTGAGAAGGTGGCTATCAGTTTGTCTGCTCCCGACATAGCTCAATACGCCATGAGTTTAGAACAGAAACAAAATGTAATATAGAATGACAAAAGCAGAGTGGATTTCCACAATCAAACATACTTTGATGAAGATTGACGAGACGGGCATTTATCGTGAACCTTTATTGGAGAAGCACATTCAGTCTGTTTATGAGCAGATGTATAACGAAATGTATCGTAGGGACAAGAGAGGTATTTCGAAATATACGAGTGTTATAGAGCAGGCGGTGGCAGACAGCTCCTCGATTGCCGATGGCATTACACTAACCACGAAACCCATTTCTTTACCAAGGAATAACGGAGGGATATTTGATGTTTATATTAAGGAGTCGTTGTTTGATGATTGGTACATGCCGTCTCTTGATGAGACATCGGCTTTAAGGGGGTATTTCGAGGACTGGGGGATAACAAATTTTAATAAAGACTCTAATGGAGAGAATGCGGTGTCTTTTTTATGGACAAGCTCTGAAGCCAGCAGCACCACAGCGCAGGCTTATGATATAGCAACTGGTGAGTCGGCGGCTTCTTTGAAGACGGGCTATTCTGATGGCTCTCCTAGAGAATATGGGATTATTCCAGTCCGATCCTTTACTGATGCAGATGCGACATACTCCGTAGGCGATACGGGTCCTGCCGGCGGAGACATTTTTCTTAAAAGCGGAACAGTGGCATATGAAACAATGAAGTACCATCTTGGCATTGTGACTCCTTGGTCTAATGTTACTAACGTAGAGATAGGCACAACTGGCACAGCAGTAGGAACAGGGGCCGCCAACACATCTGCCATCATAGGGCAAATCGGACATATTTCATCGACAGCCAAGGACGCAGATGACTTTTATGTTTTTTATGGAGATTCCCCCCACCAATGGGTGTTGACTGATTATCAAAACTATAAATACGCATTAACAAGCGCTTTTAATACAGTTGGTATGATGGGTAAGTTGTACGCCTCTGTTTTAGGAGGAGATATTTATGCAGACGACTCCGTTACAGCAGGAGTGTCGTACACATTAACCATACGCATGATACCAAAATTCACCTCGTTATCATCCACGGATGAGGTAATAATTCCAGAGGGGCATGAAGAGATGTTTATAGACAGGATTATAGACACGGTGAAACACATGACACCGACTGATTTAATCAATGATAACGCAATACAATAATGGCTAAAAGAAGTGGACTCATAACATTACAGTCCTTTTTAAGGAAGTATTTTGTAAAGACGGGAATAGATGATGATGAATTTCATCGTTATCATGTGATAGCGGCTGATGGGTTAAGAGACTTGGCTATTCATCACCTTCCAATATCCAACACAAAGGTTCTTGTGATTGATTCGGAAAATCTCACAGCAGACTTCCCTGATGACTTTATAGATTATATTTATATAGCGGTAGAGAGAGATGGTCGGTGGTGGACGTTCACAAGAGATGATAAGATGGTTGATAAGACCATTGCTAATATAACAGGAGCGGACTTAGGGATTGTAACTACGGTTGTTGGTCCAGGTGCCGTGGGTGGAGAGAACGACTATTGGTTTAAGCCAGACTACGAGAATCACAGGTTCTTGTTCTCGGGAACATCTTCATCTGATACGGTTGTATTGAACTATCAGAGTACAGGAGTAGAGTCTGTGTCTTATTACTCGACTACAGATATTGAGTTCCCCGTCTATGCAGAGGACGCTATGGAGAAGTATTTAAGGTGGCAGGTGGCTGAGTGGGATGAACGTCACCCATCGGAGTGCGAGAGGCGCAGAGATCAGTATATCGACGCCATAAGGATGCTCAGAAATGTCCATAACTCTACCATTGATGAGATAAGAGACATATGGGCAGGATCAAGTAATGTTACTGGATTAATCAGAAGTTAAATGTCAGAACTTGCAGAAGAAATATTAGTAGCACAAGGAGGATTAAACTATGATGACGACCCCCGCATGTTTGGGCAGGGGGACACGGATTATAGGTTGAATGTTATTCCCACGGAATTAGGGGACACTTATGTTCTGACTAATATAAAAGGCACAACCAAGAAGTCACACTCTTTTACTCATCACGCAGATTATGCAGGGGCTACTTATACCACATTAGGTTCGTGTTATGATATTAAGCGCAACGCAATATATTATTTCCTTTATTCTGATCTGACTAACCATTGTATTATAAGGTATAATATTGACGATGATGATTTTGATAAGATCGTATGGGACAATCCCAATATAGGTTTAGATGTAGACTACGAGATTACCGATGCGTTCATGATTGATAATTGGCTGCACTGGAATCCCAGGTCATCTTCACCGAGGTCTATTAATGTTGAGTGGGCATATTATGATTATGTTAAGAGCTTTTATGGAGGAGACGGGCTGGCCAACGCCAACGCAGGCGATTATTACGTGGTTAATGGTAAGGTTTTTTTGACATTAGAAACCACCCTTGATGATAAAAACATTTTAAACAGGCCAGACCTGTTCGAGTTTGTGGGGTGGTGTTATGATGATTGGTTGAGTAACGGAACAAATCAAATACAGCGACCATTCTTCAACACCACCACGGTGTTATCTTTACCTCCACTGATTGAGGTGGCAGACAATGAGAATGTTCAATACAACAATATTCGTGGCAACAGTTTTCAGTTTACCTATCGTTTTTTAATTCCCGAACAGGGTTATACCGTCACAGCACCATTCTCTAATCAAATGCACTTCTTTACCGGAGAGCAATATAATGGAGAGATTGTCGGACAGGCATCATCCCAAAATCAATTAAACATTCACGTACCGATGTATACTGATGGGGTTATCACGAATTTGCCTGTTGAGACTGTATTTTCATCGTTACAGATATTATTCAGAACGGGGGACTCTGACGTATGGAGAATTGCAGGCACGTTTGAGCATGATTATGTTTTTAACAGTGGTAATTTTTCTTTTTATGGGGGTAGGTATTGTTTTAAACATGAGTTTAGAAACATTGAGTCTTATGGGATAGCGGACAATGCGGACATAGAGGTTCCCTACAACTTCCTCCCTATAAGAGCAAAGGCACAAACGGCCATAGACGGAGAACGATCTGCTTATGTGGGAATATTGGAGGGTAGGCAGGTAGGCCCGATTGATGTGGATTTATATGCAGAGACGGAGGAGGTGGATGTGTCTGTTGCAGAGTCTGGGTCCGTGGTGGAGGAGATTGAAATGACGAGCGAGATTGTCATCACCGAACGAACGAATCCAGACGGGCACGCGGATAGAGAGACGTCGTACCCGCATACATCAGAGGAGATAACTCTAACCCTTGGGTCTGTGGCCCCCGCCACAGGAGATGTGATTGTCATAACTGTTGACGGCATTAAATATCGGTTTGCGTTAGGGTCGGACCCTGCGAGCGCCACTGCGTATGCCGATGTTCTTGTTGGGTTTTTAAACCAGTGCCCTCCACTGGTTAATGCTTTTTATAACGATACGGGAAATATCCTTACCGCAGACGACTTGTCAAGGCAGGTGGATATTGAGATTGAGAGGTATGCCGCCTCCACAGCAGACAGTACCATTTATAAATATCCCAGCTTTAAGACAGGGGCATGGCACAAATTCTGCTTATTCTACTATGATTCCTTAATGAGAAGGTCAGAAGCGATACCCATAGAATCATTGTATATCGAATCCCCACCTGAGTTGCGGTCCTCTATTGCGGAGGGCACTAATTATAGAAGGTCTGTGCAGTATCAAATTAATCACCTGCCACCACAGTGGGCTTCTTGGTACAGATTTGGTTATGCTGGCAATGTGTCTATTAGTACATTTTGGCAATACAACATCACAGCAGCAGGATATATTTCTGATACGAATAGCGAATACGACACACTCAGCTACGTTGATATTTCTTCCATCCAAACACTTTCTGATGAGGCTACTGGAGCAGGGTTGATTGCATATCCAAATACGGCTATATCCCCTTATGAGTTTGAGAAAGGAGATAGAATTAGGTTTATTACAAGTAAAGATGCAGCGGCAGCGGCTTATGATGAGCTGGTCATTGATGATTGGTCTTCTGCTTCTCATGATTATGAGATTACAGCATTCGATCCCACTACTAATTTTCTGTATTTTAATTCACGCGGGTTAATTGGCGACGGTGATGGTGGCACTACGGATTATGATGACACATCTGTTATTGTTGAAATCTATAGACCCACGGGAGAAAACCCAAGTGCCGTGTATTGCGAAATCGGAGAGTTGATGTCCCTACACGAAGATAGTGGGGTGTTATACCACACAGGCACATCAGCCAACCAAACATCCTCTGTTTCTGCTGATGGGTATTTAGTCAATGGAGACGCATATTTGTTGGCCAGGGTGTTGGGTACCAAGCCGACCGGCTTCACGTCTATATATTCAATTGTGTTTTTAGAGAGCTTTTCTATATCAGACTTCAAAGAGTCTTCTGGGTGGGGCAAAGGAAAGGCGGGGTATAATTTTGGAATTAACTCGTCAACTCTTAATAACGTTAGATATAGTAACAAGTTAAATAAGAATGTTGCTATGAGTGGGTTGGGCAGATTTGACGGACTAGACTATAAGACCCTTAGCTACAACTACGGAGACGTTACCGCCATGAGGCAGATTGGTGGTGTGTTAAAGGTAATATTTGAGAATAACGTAGCCTCAGTATTGGTTAACAGAACACAGTTCTTTGATGCTGACGGGCAAAGCCAAGTGGTTAAGTCTGACGAAGTATTAGGATCGGTTAATTACTCAGAGGAAGCGTGGGGCAGCGTCAATCCTGAGAGCGTTACAGTGGTGGACAGAAACCTTTACTTCTTTGATTTAAGGCGTAAGGCGTTCGTAAGGAACTCTCCTAATGGTTCACTCCCCGTTTCCGATTACAAAATGAGAAGGTTCTTTATTGATAAAGCGGATAGCCTGACCAATCAGGACTTATCGAAGGTTAAGGTCAGGGCGTCGTGGGATGACGATCATGATATGTTGTGGGTTGGTATTGACGATACTGTGGATGGGGCACTAGTATCATCATTTGTTCCGTCTACGGTTCGGAACAACGAGGTTAATAATATAATCGAGAGCTCGGAAACCAATCTAATAGAAATTACAGCCATTAACGGAAACACATTAACACTGAATTATCTTCCAGAATCAGCCTTTGACACATCTGTTGACTGGTTTGTTCTTTCGATAGACAGTTGTAATGTTCAGTCGGTTTCGTATACAGGAGACTATACTGTTCATGACAAAATCGTTAGTTTTGATTTTGAAACGAAACAAATTACGCTTGTAAGTTCTTCTGGTTTCTCAGTAGGCAATAGATTGTCGCTTTACACCCCATGGTCAAACTACACGTTTTTGCCAGGACAGGAAACGGGGGGCCTTGTTAGCGCGGGGGGCTCTGGATGGAGGGGCACTAGAGTATCAAGCGGATGCTCATGGTACAATGAGGAGGAGGATAGATATTATATATTAGTTCACGGACAGGGTACTTACTGGCAGATTGGATTTGCATATTGCGATGATTTGTCTTCAGGGGTGTGGACAATGGGCAATTCAGATGCCCCAATAATATTAAACACTGATGCGGCACAGTTTGCCAAAAGAGCCATAGCAACAGGGAACGTCATAGACAATGGAGACGGCACAATTTCTTTCCTGACTAACGGGACCGATTCATCGGATAACTGGAATCTGTCTGTAACTACGATGAATAAAGATTGTACCAATATAAGCTTTTCATCCACTCTTGATGTGACAGATCAGGCTCTTACCGGAAACAGCATGACGATATATAAAGGCAAGTACACAATCTTGTGTGGCTTATATAATGCCGATATTTCTCTGCGTACAATGGAGATGTGGCAAAGCGATACAATAGACAGCGGGTATACAAAAACGTGTAATGTATATACCACTGAATATGATGGTCATGATTCAGTTTGGTTGGAGGGAAGGTCAGACGGTTCTCTTTGTTTTGTAGAGAACGGGAAGTTATACGCCATTCTAATGGGAGAGACCAGATATTATATTTCCGGTCACAAGGGAAGATTCGCTGGTTTAATGCAGTATAATGATGACACAAATAGTTGGAGTATTGTAAATGATTTTGCGCCGGAATTAATCAACCCGAACTATTTCGATAAATTTCCCGGAGAAGACCACCAATGGGCTTGTGGGCACATGGGCAACAACCAGTCATTTATAAAAAATGGTGGCAAGTGTTATTATTTCTGTACTATGCTTGTGTCTACCGATACTTATCAAATTGCAGGCGTGGAGCTTGCATTTAAAAGAGAGGCCATATCCAATCCTACCGACATTGTGTTATTTCATGAGGCGACAAACAGGTGGGTGACTTTTGTTTCCCCAAGAGATAGCATGGAAGTTAAGGATGGGGAGGTTCCTATTATGATTGGCACTGCTAGCGGACTGTTCTCTTTTGTGGGGGAGGACGTTTACATTCACAACAACAATGACACAAGGTGTTATTTGTGGGACACGCAGGTGGATTACAAGATACGAATATATGGAGGACTCAACGCACCAAACATAGTAAAGATATTTGATTCTATTGCTCTGCACACGAACAAGTATTTGGATGGTGAGGATGTGCAGATTCCTGCGACAATCAATTATTCTAATGGAATGGAGAGTAGATTACCAGAGGCACGATTTGAGAAAGAAGAAGGAGTCCTCAGAAGTGACTATCTTTGTAATATGAAATCAACTTCATCAACAGCGACTATTCCTGACTTGTTTAACGGAGATACGCTAAGAGGATATATAATTTATCATGACTTTGTAGGAGATGAAACAGACGAGCACACCTTATACAAAGTCGATATACTGACAACAAAAAGTAAATATTAAGATATGGAACCTATCAGTATGGGATTAATGTTGGCGTTAATGGGCGCAGGGTCGGCTCTCAAAGGAGGCTCTCAAATATTCCAAGGAATCAAAGACAAGCGCGAAGGACAGTCCATAGAGGAAGCCGCTGGCGACAGACCCGAATACGAGATACCCGAGTCTGTGGACAAGATGATAGAGATGTATCGTCAGATGTCGCAGACAGGACTGCCTGGTGAAGACATTATGAAGCAGGACATACAAGCTCAGACAGCTCGTACAGCAGGTACCGCAGGGCAATTGGCAGACTCTCCTGTAGGGGCTTTAACTGCTCTTGGTGGAGCACAGCAAAGAGAGGCACAAGCATTAAGAGACCTACAGGTTCGTTCAGCACAATATCGCCAACAGAATCAGCAGAACTATGCACAGGCAGTGGGTTCACGTTCACAATACGAGCAGGAGCAATGGAGACAGAATCAATTGCTACCATGGGAGATTGACATGAACAGGGCTATGCAATTACAAACACAAGGCAGGGGTAATATAATGGGTGGAATAGACTCTATTGGTTCAGGGATGGTTCAGGCCGGTTCTGCTTATGGTACGGCACAGATATATAAGAATATGTATCCCAACGTAAGCGATACGGAGGCAGATCAGTTGCCTGTAATTCCGAGACCACCTGCCACACCAGCAGATACCCAATCGTATCAGAACATGTTTCAGGGAGCGTTACCTCCTATGCAGACACCTAACTATGGATGGCCACAATAAAACATAACATATACTAATGGCAATACCAACGACATATACAGGACAAAATAGCGGAGCAGCCCCCATATACCAAGGAGGCAAGACTGAGGCTGCATTAGGTCAGGGCATACAGGATTTATTGGGTGCTAAGAGGCAGGATGTGGCTTATGCTAAACAGGAGGAGGCTGGTTTTATTGAGGCTATGCAGTATGACCCTATAGCTTTAGGACACCAGCAGCTCATGGATGCTCAAATGAAAGAGTATGAGAGGTTCTCCAATGAGTTTACCAATTTATACAGGGAGAGAGGAGGAAGGTTAACCACAGAGGACAAGGCTTTGATGAGAGCGGCTAAGTCTAAGCTGGTGGGTGATCAGGCTCAGCGCAAAGGACAATATGATTTATTGTTGCAGGATATACAAAGGTTCTCACAGAACCCTTCTAAGTATGATCCTGATGCTATCTCTAATGCTATTCGTAATTGGAACAAGCCTCTTGAAGAAGGAGGAGGAACGTATATGGGTGGAGGATTGGAGGAAAAAGGAATGTCTTATGATGAACGTTTATCTAAAGTTCACGATATAGCATTAGGGGGGGCGAATAGTCTTGAGGCAAGTGGTATGTGGACACAGGTTCCCATTCCAACCGATAAAGGATATACGATTATTAAGAGTCGGTCTAACTGGACAGAAGACAAGGCCAGAGAAGCGCACAAGGCTCTTATGTATGGCGATTCAAGCTATCAAAAGGGAGTCTTAAAGGATTGGGGGAAGCTCACCGAGACGCAAAAGAAAAGGTACCTTGATGAGGTAGACATGGGTGTTAAGGGTGAATATACGGACACAGAAAAAGATAATGCCGTCTTGTTATATGACTACGAACGAAGCAAGAATGCCTTCTTTGGAGAGACGCAAAAGATCAGGTCTCAGTCTATGGGTATGACTGAACAAGTAACAGACTCTACAAGTAAGGTGTTATCCAATAAGAGGGGAACGGGCGTTGAAAGAGGTACTGATTTCTCTTATCAGCCAGAAGGATTATCGGGTGAGATAGGTAAAAATATCGCAGGCGTGACTTTCAATATGCCCAAGTATTCTATAGGGCTGCCCGCTGCGGCAATTGATGAGGCACAGTTGCCAGAGGGAATCGAGGTCATGGGTGACAGCATGCCAGCTAAACTTAAAATGGTGTCTGATGGAAAGGCTGAGTTTGAGGTACAGGACACTTCGTATGAGGAGGTAGACAAGAAAGAGGCAACCACTATTATAAGCGGAGGTACCAGAAAACTTGTTAACACAAGAGACTACGAGGCAAGAATGGTTGGTGGGGAGATGAGGTATTACAAAAAGGTGCCAAAGACATTCTCTGTAGTGGTTGATTACGATGATGTCTCAGGACTTATTGAGGGATCGTTCCCTGATTCACGAGCGCTGATACAGCAAGAAGGACTCTCTATATCTACAGAACAACCAAAAAGTAAAGACGAGCCACCAAAAAGTAAAGACGAGCCAACTGAAGGAGTAACGGGTTCTTTCTTTAAATAAAAGAAATACAAGATGGACGAGAAGATTAAGAAACTATATGACAATTTACTAAGCGGAGGGTTAACCGTTGAGCAGATCGGCACACCCGACACCTTTGCCAAGAACATTACCGACAGTGCTTCTAACAAGGCTTTTTACGAGAAGATGCTTTCGTCGGGCAAGTTCACCGTGGAGCAGATAGGCACCTATGACACCTTTGCGGAGAACACTTTGGGTAGCGTAAAAAAAAAAGATACTCCACAAACTCCTTCTCCTTTACCGGAAGGTTGGCGGGCAAGGCAGCAAGAAGTTTTAGGCGGTGGCGGGCAGCCCTCAACAGAACCGTCAAAATTAGCTTCTGAGAGCCCCGCAGAGCCATTATCTCCACAAAGTGATACTACACCCCCACTTGAGGATAAAACATCCATATTTGAGCCATATAATCCAATGAAACCACCTTCTGATGGAGAGGCTGCTGATGCTACGGTAACCGTACCTCCACCTGTTGAGGGATTGGATATAGACAGCATCAAGGAAAGTGTGCGTTCAGACTTGCAGATTGAAGACGAGGCTCCTGTTATGACTCCTGCTGCGTATGCTGAGGACAGAAAGATTACCCCTGCTGAACTTAACGATCCTTCTTTTAAGAACATGTTCACACGAGAAGGTAAGTTAACCACTCTTGATGTAGAGGCGGCTGATATTATCCTTGAAAAGATTCGTCTTGGAGAGAGTGCTCTTGCAGGTCAGCTAACCGAAGTTCCTGTTATCAAGCAATGGATTAATGAGTATCCTGCCGCCGCACCATTATTCAATTTCTTACAAGGCGTAAACCGAGGATTGGCCAACACTATCTTACCTGCTATTGACGGAGCACAAAAGATGTTTTATAATGGCATTGGGGCTGCTATGGAAAACACTCTTATTCCATCCGTACAGGAAGCGGGGACCAAGCTAAAAGAACAACAAAAGGGGCAGACGTGGGCGGGTCGAGCTTCTGAATACATGAACAAATCATTAGATGAGAACTGGCCTGTTGCTGACAGGGGTGATGCGTTAAGTGGCTTGGTATATGACTTTGGTGAGTTCTTACCATTTCTCTCTACTTTATCGGCAACACCCAATGCTTCACTCAGCGGTGTCAGCATGAAGCTGCCTATCAACTTAGCCACTATCAGTGCTACAGGAGAGTATTCTCAGTCACAGGATTTCGCTAAGACTATCGAGGCAGCGGGAGTGGGTGCTGCTGATGGTGCTGCTATTATGATGTTGGGTATGGGTGCGGGTAAAGCAGGACAATGGACCTCTCAGCACTTATCTAAAACCATTAAACCAGGAATGGCGGGGCTTGTTGGCGCATCGTCCAACGCAGCAATACTTACTACTGGTGGAGCCATGCACAGTGTCGGCAACCAGTTAATGCATAACGGAGAGGTTGATTGGGATCAGGTAAGGTCCGATGGTATGTTCTGGTTGATGTTTGGTGGCGAGGGTATTGTTCGTTCTGCTGCTTCTGCCTATCACTTAGCTCCAAGATCGGTTATCCAAGAAGCAAGAAGGTATGAGGTAGATATTGAGACATTGCGTGAACGATCTATTGAGCTTGCAGAGAAAGCGTCAAAGGAACCAGACCCACGCAAAAAGACAGAGATGTTAATTGGAGCTTCACAGCTATATAAGTTTGCTGACCTCAAAGGCATGGAGCGTATTGTCGGAGAGAACAAAGACGCAGCCATTAAATCAGTATTGGATAGTAAGCTATCCGCTACCGAGAAGCAGGAATTAACACAGAAGATTGAGGAGTCAGCAGCGTATCTTGAACAAAGAAGGCAGACAAGAGAATTAGAAACGGCAGGGGACAAGTTAAAGACTGAGACTGCCGAGAAGGCATCTGAGAAGCCCGTAGAGCCATTATCTCCCGAAAGTGAGGGTAAGGTACCACTTGAGAGCAAAAAGCCCTCTACGGAGGCAAAACAGCCTGAAAAAGCAGAGTATCGTCCTGATGAGTTAATAGAGTATATTCCCACCAATGAGTTATCTGGAAGGAAACAAATAGTAGAACAAGCTCGTGAGTTCTTAGAAACAGAAGCCCCTCGTTTATTAGAACAATCAGACGGTTCGGTTAGATTTAAAAAAGAAGGGGTGTTTACTTCTAATTCTATACGATCTCTGTTAGGAGAGAACAACACCGTGCTAAGATCAAAAGAACAGATTGATAAGTTAAAGCAACAGTTATCAGAAGCATCACAAAAGATTGATAAGGAACAAGCGGAGAGGGCCGATATGGCACCACCTAAAGAGGGGGAGATTCGTTACGGCAAGAAAGATTAT